ATGTCTTGAGCTCAAATTCAAACTCCTTTGGTGAGAATGCTATATCAGACCACTGCGATGTGGCAGAGTATTCCCCATCAGCATACCTGTACCTGTAGGCAAAACTTACAAACCTGTCGTTCATAAAGTTTTCACCACTAGGTATTGATATCAGCTGAATGGTTGGAGCATTTATAGGTGGCTTCTTTATTACCTGAAGGGCCTCACGAAGAATATCAGGCTGACCGTTGTAGTCGATTCCACCTGCCCCCGCCGTTGGATTTGCGTAGCTCCTATTAATGTTTATAAACCTTGGTGGATTGTAGTCATCCGTCCAATACAGGTAGTCATCAATAATGTTTACGCCCGTAATCAGGTAGCTTGGGTTGAAATTCAGCGTTGTATTTACACCACCCCCATCATTTGTACAAACCACATGGTATGTCAGTATGCCCGCACTCAGGCTGTATGACACTATCATGTCTACTTTGTCTGTGTTAACGGTTTGAAAGTTAGGGTCATGAACAAACCAATATATGGTGTCAGTCTTTGTATCCTCAACGGCACCAATACACCTAGCACTAGAGCTTAATGGGACATTATTTATGTAGGTAAGTGTCGTTAGCTGCTCGTTGCCCTTCGAGTTCTCAATGATACCAATCGAGGACGATGCAGATGTAGGGGACCCTGTACCCTCAGGTGACCCCATCCTTATGTTTAATGCATCAATATACTCGCCATCAGGAATAAGTCGCTCATCAACGACCTTATTCATCCTACCCGCAGTAAATGTCCTGAGCGTCTTAGCCATATTATTTGATTATCTTATCCATGCCACGAAGATTCATAAGCAGCCTGCCGGGGTGGATGTTACTAATTCTGATTTTTGCGTTCCTTAAAAGTGCGGTCTTCTCCCTCCTAGCCCTATTCACAATATACTCCTGAACGCCCAACTTTGAGTTGAGGATCTCGTAGTTAATGTAGGCATAGATATACTTCTCGAACAGCTTGTTTACAGACACTGAGGCGTCATTGCCATTCTCCATGCCATCTGAAATATACTCAAGGATGCAGTTCTGTCCACCCATAGATGAGTCAAAGTTGATCACACCCTTCCGTTTATCTATATTAAATGTGGGATTAAAGTTGGCCGTCTCCGTGTTAAGACCAAATGCGGGGAAATCAAAGTACCAATCCCCGTCTATCCAATAACCATACTGCCCATGGTACGGACCCTCACCTAAGTATATACTCTTCTTAGTTCCTGCGAGCCTGTCAGCATCTATTGTTGATTGATCTATAGATGCATTAGATCCTGAAAATAGTATTGTCCCTGCCCCGTTCTGAGCATACGAAAGTGATGAGATAGTCTGAATGTTTTCAGTCAGCGGCCTAAGCCATCCGTCCTTATATAGGGATATCCTTACCCAGTTCACATAATCTGACGGAAGTATATAAGCAAGTGTGCTGCTAGGAACAACAAGCTCAAGCGTCTTGACTTCCTTAAAGGCATCATAGTTAAGTTCCTGTATGGCCCGCTTTGCATGGAACAGGACCTTATACCTCTCCTCGTTATTCACAAGGGAATGGTTTCCCATGTACATCAAAAGGAAATTATCGACAATATCATATAGGCTTATATATTGATACGAACCCCAGTTAGATGGATTTGTATAATATTGCTGCTGTGTTATATATATCATATTTATAATTGTTTATCCTGTAACTCCTGTGCTTTAGCTGCCTGATAAACCTCAGCCTCTCTTATTGATATGCCACAGTACTGAAGTATCTTGACTACTAATCTAGGCTCATCTTCGATTGGTAACTCAAAGTCCTGATAATCTACAGCACTTGGATTAAATACAGGCTCACCATTTGTAAGGACCTGTGCGTATGTCCACTTTGGATCTAGTGGGTACCTAAAGTAATTGCACTTAACATCCCCAAGTAAAAATGTTGTTAATGCCGTCTCGTATGGGTAAACATCAATATGATTGTCATTCTGAATATATACAGGATACTTACAGTTAGGAGCAACAAAAACCTGCTGCTTCATCATGTTCCATTTCTGAGGCGTGAGCTTCTCGGCTATATTGTATGTCTGAAGATTCTTTATAGCATAAGTGTCTCCAATATTTAAAAAAAGAACCTTTGATAATCTTAATATATTAGCTGACTGTATATCAGTAATATAAGCCCAATCATTTGTAGCATAGTTAATAACTATAGAGTCAAGTAGTGGCTCAAATATCAAATAAAAATCTATTGTATTGTCAATAAGAATTGGCTGAGCAGGATTTGCACCTGTAGTTACACTAGAAAAAACAGTATTACAGTTGGTCTCTACATTATTTATCATAAAGTAGTCGTTGCCATTATTAATAATATTTGGCAAATAAAATCGACCCGCCTTCGCTTGTGCAGATCCGGGATAAACAACGGGGTAAAGGAGGTCTGTGGTGATGAATGTCTCCATCGCTTCTTCTACAGCCTTCTTGTCATCACCGTAATCAGTGCCTGACATCCTAGCGTTCTCCTTGTTTAGGACATCATTATACCTAGAAAAGTAATCCTCAAATATCTCCAACTGCGCCTGCTTGGCGTAGAGATTGAAGTCGGAAGGGGATATGTAACCGTAATTGTTCTTATTCAGAACAGACAAGACGGTATTGCGTACTGAGTTGATCATCGCCTCGTTATTGGGTTACACAAAGATACCAAAAAGAAAAGGCGCATCAGCGCCTAATCCTTCAGTTTTTGAATCTCGACATAGGGGTGGGGCAGTCTTTTCTTTTCCACTCAGCATAGCCTCATGGCGCCCTTTACATCAGGGACAGTCGCTCCAAACGAGTCCCATAGCTCCTATATACCTCTATAGTTAGACCTAGCTTGGCAGCTAGATATTTATTATAATTGGCTCTCCAAGAACTTGAGCGCCTCAATACCCTCGTCGGTCTTCAGGTACAGTGCCACCGTCTCGTATGGATCATGCCCAAATGGAACAGCCAACATCTTGCGCTTATTAGATCCTGTATTAAACCACACCTCCTTATCATTATTCCTTAGAGTCAACAGCCTTGACTCAAAGAATACCCTGACCATTGAGTTGAACTTGAGCATCGGATCCTTTACCATATTAACAAACCCCTGAGGGTCCTTCTTGGCAGCAATGATCACATCCCTTCTAATCTCAGCGGTAGTGACCATCGACGGATCCTTTCCATACAGCACACGATATACAGTCTCTAGCTGATCAACTGTCAGCTGCCTAGCCTCAATCATGGCATCAACCTCTATGTTGAACTCCTCCAGTTCATTCGATGCAATCTTCTCATTATCAACCTCTTCGAATAATATATTATTCATAGGATGTATATGTAAGAATAATTGCAAAACAGGATTAGTCATTGGGACATACAGCATGCCATCCTCAAATACTATTGGCTCCAAGATAGCGTTTCCATCCTGCTCATCCTCAAACGGAGACTTCTGATTGATGGCATATCTTAAAGCCCTATTCTGATTATTATCCTTGTCAAACCAAAGGAGGGGGAACCTTGGATGGTTCCTAGAAGGGATGGCATAGGACAATGGTTTTTTTTCATTTTTTAACCTGTAGGTTCGGTCTTTTTGTGTAAGCTTTATCATTTTATTGGATTTAATTTGTTAATCCCAACATAGGGAGGGTGGGCCGTTGCCCACCCCACCCCAATTGTTGGGCACTGTTTAATTAACTATTAGGTTCCAAAGCGGAACAGTACGAAGTTGTTAGCTCCAAGTACGCAGACACAACGCTCAGACAGGAAGTTAACCTGCATTGCATCGAGGTCGCTAGTGGTAGCACCACCTGCACCTCCTGTAACCCACGTCTTGTAACGACGGTCCTCAGCCTCAGAGGCACGGTAGCGGACGTGAAGGAACGGACGCTTAGCGTTCTTACCCATCACTTGGTCGTATACAGAGGTGGTACCCGCAGGCACCAACAGTCCGTTGATAGTACCAGTGTTAGCTGCTGCTACAGTAGTGTTAAGGTTTCCACGCATAGTCGGATCATTCAGGTACTTCCAGTCAGACTTATAGAAGTCATAACCACGACGGAATCCGCTGAACCCAAGGTTTAGGGCCATGTTGACGTCATTGTCGAACAGACCGAATGAAGCACCCTGAGAAGGAGCAGTACCACCTGTAGCAGCAGTACCCAATCCATTGAGGCCCGCAAGCATGTTGTCGATGTCGAAGCTGAAGCCACGATTCACAAACAGTACGTTCTCTTCGATGGCACCCTGACGGTCAAGACGTGCTACAATGAGATCCCACTCTGACAGGGCAGTAGGAGTACCAGTTCCCCACACGTTACCACGATTGTTAACGGCGTGGAATACACCCTCTGATCCCTTGAATCCAAGGTTAAAAGCACCATTGGTAAGGTTTCCTGCTGCAGGAACGGCCTCAATCATTGTGGTTTCAAGGTAGTCATCAAAGCGCTGACGGGTGTCACTCTGAGACTTGAGGTACCACAGGTAACCCGTAGCACCATTCTCAGAGGTAACCTCTACCCAAGAGATCTGAGCCATGTCAGAACCGTTGATGGTGTAGTTGTCCTTGATAATGATCGGGTTGTTGCTGAAGTATGAATCCTCAGACTCAAGTGAACCAACCATTCCATTTGTACCCTTCTTGAACTCAGAGCCATAAATCCATATTGTACATGTAGTAGCTGCTACTATAGCCATGGTAGCCTCATAGATACCAACAGTAACAACTTGTCCACTTACTGCAGTAACAATGCCTTTGTTTGTCTGTGCAGCTGCTGCATTGTTCTGAATCATAACAGTCTGACCAACACGTACAGAGGCATTTGTTATACCAGTATCGTTTACGGTAAGAGTAATTTGACCATTTGTCACTGTAGTAACAGCAACATTTGTGTACTTAATGTGAAGACGTCCCTGCTCAGCCCACTGCACCGTGTCAGATGCTGATGGAAGCTCAGCTCCCACCATGCGGAGGAAGGAAGCGACTGAACGATTCCCGTAACGCTCGAACTCTTTCTCGTACACGTCGGGAAGATACTGACTCGCAAATGCGAGACTAAGATAGTTTGCTGAAGTAGCCTGTGGTTTTGCTGATGGTTGTATAGCAAACGTAGGCGTTGCATTAAATGAACCTGCCATTTTTTAAATGTTTTAATTTTTCTTTATGCTGCGGATCTTTAGTGTGTCGATGGATCCCGAGTCTACCGCCCTAACTTTGAATCCATCCTTACTCGTCACCTCAGGTGCCCTGCGCTCTCCCATGTTTATATTCTTGGTCTTACGCATTACATCATCGGTGGCGTCTGCCTGACCTTGTTCGTAGAAGAACTTGGCGAACTTTTCAGGGTTCATGGCTATCGCTAATGACCTGTGATACCCCGTAGCATCTTTCATCAAGCCATTCTCATCAAGGAACTTATTAATAAAGTTCGCAGGAGTCATTTGGCTCTTCTTTAGCTCGTTGGCATCTCCAGGAGCGAAGGTGAACTTTCGGTCGTTTACGTTGAACTCAAAACCTTTGAACTCATTGCCAAACACCTCATCAGTCTTCTGCGAAAACCATTTGCGCTTTCGCTCATCTTGCTCTTGGATGGTCTTAGCTTCACTGAGGTACTGCTTATAAGCCTCGAACTGCTCACGCTCTTCATCGGGCAAGCTCACCGACCTTGACTCAAGGGGTGCTTTATACTTTTCCTTCTGAGTGTTGAAGTACTTCTTGGCCTCAGCGAGTGCCTTTTTCTTTGCAACCTTTACCTTCTTAATCTTAGACTCATCATCGAAGTCCTCGTCGTATCGGTAGTCGTCCATCATCATGTCAACATCCTCCTCGTCGAGTCCCTCCTGAGTAGCTAGAAGGTAACTCTTTAATAACTGATCGGGCTCCATTGCATCGTAGTCCTCCTTCAACTTGAGGAAGTCCTCGAAGCCACGCCCCGTTTCTTTTCTGTATGTAAGGTATGCGGCCACATCCTCAGGGATATCCTCCTGATTCTTTCGCTGCTCCATCAATTCATCGAATGAATTGATTTCTTTATTATACCTCTTTGAAATAAATGACAGGACATCCTGTTCATTTAATTCATTTTGAGGCTCCTGATCAACTTGCTGCTGAACCTCTTCAGGTTGAGCTTGCTGCTGAAATTCCGCCTCGTGCTTCTTTAATAATTCCTCTTCAAGCTGAGATATACCCTTCTCCTCTATGTCGTCCAATACTCTTACTTTAAAGTTTTCCATTTGATTATATTTTTTACAAAGTTATAAATTATCTAGGTTCAAATACCGCAAGGTCAAATCCATCCAAGGTATCCTCGTTAGACTCAAAGTTCATCGGTGGAAGGTTGTTCTTGCGCTGATTAATCAGCTTAGATTGCTGACTGTTCTGAACAGATATCCTCTTCTCCTTGGCCTTATCCTTCTCCTTCTCCCTCTCAGCAACAGAGCCCTCTTTCATGCTGTATATCTGCATGTTGTAGTTGAACTCCTCAGCCATCAGCATCCTCTTCAGCTCAGCCTCCTGCTGTAACTTCTGAATCTCAAAGGCTACCTCGGCCTGCTTGATTTGCATCTTTGACTGTGTCTCAGCCTGAATCTTCTGAAGGGCTACCTGACCTGCAATCTCCTGACTCTTAAGCTGCTGCTGTGCCATCATGGCCTGCTGCTGCATCTGCATACGCTCCTCACGCTCCTGCTTCTTGACACGCTTAACTTTGAGTAGCTGATTAGCTAGCTTAATATTCTTAATCTCCCTAATGTCAATGGCATCCTCTAGGTTAATGTCCCCCTTACTCAAGGCCATCTGTATGTTCGCCTCAAGCTGAGCCTTCTGCTCCTCATCGGGAGCTATCTCAATAAAGATACCAAAGTCGTAAACATATAAGTCCTTGATTTCATCAAGTATAGATACATTATACTTGCCAATCTTATTTGCAAAGTCATCCTTAAAGTCAGCGTACTCCAATATGTCAGCCACACGATAGGTGAGCGCCTCAGCAACAGACCTGTATATATAAAGACCTCCGTCCAATATATGTCTAGTGGCCGTATTTGAGTTCAATGCAGCAAGCTTCTGCACTCCAACCAATGCGTGCGGATCAGGTGTTGAACCATCCCTCGCCTCGTTCAGACCCGTCACCGCACGGAGCATATCCATATAGTGATTGTAGTTGGCAATCAGCATCTGTAACTTACTAGCCCCTGAGTTAGAGGTAAGCTGCTGAATGGGGACACGGGCATTATTAAACTCGCCGTCCTGCGTGTAGCTCCTACCAATAACAGAACCCGTTTGGAAATAAAGCCTCAGCGCATCCTCGGGATTATATGCGGCACCAGTACCAAGGTCAACCTCATTCAAGCCATCAGCATCAATGAAGACACCATCAGGGACAACCCTAGTGACCACCTGCTGTAGCTTTAAGTGGGTCAGCTGAATAAGATCAACGAATGGTATCATTCTGCGGACCAAAGACTCGATGACTCCCTTGTACATCCTTGGGGCGCAGGCCACATAGTTAGGGATGGCATGCTGACTAGACGACTTTGGGCGAACCATGTTCTCTGAAAGCTCCCACTTAAGGAGTATGTTCGTTCCCATAACCATAATGCCCTCATACCAAACATCAATGGTCTTCTCTACCTTCTCAAATCGTCCCTCCTCCATCATCTCTGCAGGAGGATTAAACGTGTCGTCCTTCTCAATTATCCTAGAACCACCTCCCTCTAACAGCTTCTTCTTGTATACTATCTTCTTTGTGGTCTTATAGTTAAAGTAAAGCAACGTACATGTATCATTATAGAACATGCTGTCATCATAGAACTGAGATAAGTTATAGGTATCATACCAACTCTGACTATATTTACTAATCTTTTCTAAATCCTCATTTGTCAGCGTTTGGTCTATCTTCAATAACTCCGTTACAGGAAGTGTCTTTATCTCTCCCCAATAGAAGCAGTCCTTAAAGTAGGGATCCTCGGTATAGCTATACACCACATTAGCGGGATCTACATAGGAGATCTTAACGCCTGCACCGGGAAGGAACTCATGCTTGGCTATGGCTATACCCAATACAGTCATGTCATAGTCAAGTCTCTTCCTAATATCATTGTAGTGATTCTCTTCAAGTATAGTATTAATGGCCTCCTCCTCAGCAATCTCAACGGCAGGCTTATACTTTAGCTGCATAAATAGAGACATCTCCTCATCATTCTCGGGGAGCTCATTGGGGTCCATTATAAATGGATTGACTCCTGAGTTCTCTTGAATCTTCTCCAAGATATCCTTAGATACCATCTGAGATTCTACCATATCCTGATAACTACTCCTCTTTTCCTGAGACATTGCATCCTGTGCGTATGCCTTTACCTTGAAGAGCCTGTCAGACATCCCATTAACAACAATGTCAACAAACTTTGGGAGGATAGGCACTGGCGTCCAATCCAAATTCAAATAAGAAAGGTCGCCATCAATGGCTAACTCATCCTTGTACTTCTGAGTAGACTGCTCACCACGAGCATAAACACGGAGCTTATGGAAGTTCCTCCACTGACTATAGTACCTACATGATCCCCCGTCCCTCCTGAACCACTCATATTGTATGGCCTGACCAATCTGTAAGCCATACTCCTCTGACTGCTTAACATTGTCAGGAACAAACTGACTAGGGAATACCGCAGATGATACGTTTATGCTTACCTCTTTCATCTAATTAGTTTACTTGATATTCCATCATTACTATACCTTGCAAAGGTAATATTAATTTTCGTCTGTTTCCTCTCAGGTTGGTACAGATGCTTCTGATTTGCCATGATGGCTAGGCCCGAACTTATACAAGCATCGAACTTTGTCCTGTCGCTTATGTCAAATTTAGCCCAATCCTCAAGCGTCCTAGTGAAAGGCATACTGCCTATCACGTCAGGCTCACGATATGTGCCCGTAATGTCGTAGCCAATGTGCTTCTCAATATAGGACTCGATGGCCGAGGCATGGGACTGCTTGACATCCTCCGATGAGTTGGGTATTCCTCCCAACTCTCGCTCGGTTTTGGACAACTTAGTGAACTCCTTGTCGGGTCTGTTCATGCAGAACCCTCTATACCCCCTATTCTTGAAGTGATACAGCAGCCTAGGCTTGTTATTCTCCACCAATATGGGCATGCCATAGAAAACACAGGCCATAAGCACCTCCTCGAAGAAGATCTCAGCCGTCTGTGGGCGGGCAATGTACTCCAAGAAGAATTCATTCACGGGAGCCTCGTCCATGTGGTACTTTGTCATCCCGTGCAGGGACCCATTTGACCCCCTGCCACCGACAACTGCTGATATATCGTAGGAATCACAGCCAAATGACCCTAAGTGCTCGTTTCCGGGGTACTTAACTCCTCCTTTTTCGTGCACATTATTTTGCATACTCTTTGCTGGGAACCAACTTATGAGGAACCTACCCCTCTTATCGGGCATCCATATCACCTCAGAGTCCTTAATCCCGTCCTTCCAATGGAAGGACCCCCTAGTTAGGTAATGCTCAGTGATCATTGAGTCATTATAGTCAATCTGTTGGTAGATTTTTGTAAGGTTGAAGATGGCCTGCTTGCTCTCGTCCCTAAAAGCATGGCTTATGGTCCTAGGAAACTGACGATAGTACTCATTAAGTGCGTCCGAATCGCTCTTCAGAGACTCTACCTCGGCCTCCCAATAGTCAACTGCACCGTTTTGTATCCACCCCCCGTCCACTCCAAGTATTTTTTCAGCAGGTTTTCTAAAGACAGGCTTCCCATATAGGTCTATGAACCCCTCCATATTCCATTCCATGGGTATAAACAGGCCATACATCCCGCTCTTGGTCTGTCCATTAGCGTTCCTAACCATCACATTAGAGTCCTCATACAGGGTCTTGAAGTTGTCACCACCCTTATTGAGTGCATTTGACGTGGAACCCATCAAACACTTGCCAATAATCTTGCTTCCCAACCTCAGACACGTCTTAGTTACCCTCCAATTGTTCAATATATTGTTGGGTTTTACCCACTTACCGCTCTCATCGTGTGCCAAAAGCAGCAACTTCTCGCCATCATAGGAGTTCTCCTCTGTATTCTTCCAATCAATTGTGGTGTCAAGACCCATTATCTCGTCGTCAACCACGTCATACATGTTCTTCTTGGTGATCTTAGAGGCAGGCACCCTGAACGCTAGCTCAGTCTTTGGCTTATCCATGCCGTCCATGATCGGCCTGAAGAAGAATGGCAGCTTGCTGTTGATAGGCACCACCTTATCTGTGAACATCTTCTTGGCATCAGCCCCCGTCTTTGATAGTATGCCCACCCTCGCATCCCTCGCAAGGGTTGCCACGTTCACACACTCCGATGAGGCCATAAACGAGAACCCCGAGCGTCTGATCTTCAGGTATATCATACCAAAGCACCGCTTGTCTGCCTTACATGCCTCCCAAAAAAGGAAGAATATCCTGTTCGCCTCCCTGTAGTCGGGATACCCCACGTCAATACTCGACCACTGCAGGTACATATAGTGAGAACCCGTGATATATGTAGGCTCCCCGTTGTTCATAAACCAAAAGCCCTGCTCTCTATAGTCGAACTCCTTCTCGATGTAGTCCACCCAACGGTTCTTAAAGTCCGTCGGCATCTCATTCCAATGGAATATGGACTGTATCTTGGTTAACTCTTTAGGTAACTCGTGCCTCTCCCAGTGCTGCTCACTAGGCATGGAGTGTCTTCGATGACACTCCTCAGGCTTTAATGGCAACGCTATATTAAGACCCGATATATTAACGACCTCGCCGACCTGACCCGTCTTGGAAATGACGACCATGTCATACTCATCGTCATACCCATATTCCCACGACTTCTTCTTGTTCTTCCTACTTAGAACAGATGCCGGGACATGGTTCTTGACAGAAGTATACAGCTCATTATTTAGATCTTCTTTCTGCAAAGCCCTGTCTTGTGTCTACCTTATTGTTAGCACCACCTACTGAATCTAGGTTCTCACGCTCCATCTCAATCTTATTGAGTATCTCAAAGGCATCAAATATGGCGAGCTTCTTTGTAGCCGCAGCATTCTTCAGCCTATCCGCAGAAATCTCATCCTCAGGGTCAGCCTTGATAATCTTCTCCTTGGCCACCTCAATCAGATGGTCTACCGCCTGATAGCCCGCCTGTATGATATCTAGTTTTACGTCCCTTAAATCCCTCATTTATAGAACATTACATAAACCATCCTGCCCTGAGGCCATCCTGTGTTGGGATACTTGCTATGGAAATAAGTTGATGGATACAATATTGCCCTGTTCTCCCTATACCCAACTACTGAGTGCAGATCCCATAGGTCTATATTATTTGAGTCCATCCGAATAATCTCATCATACAGCTCGGGCGATACATCGCTAGGCAGCATGTACCCAAAGCGTTTATGCTTCCAAAACGCTGTGCCGTGCAGCCCGCTCATTGTTGATGGGGAAATATAAAGAACAAGCGCCCTCTCGGGACGCTGCCCATTTATTATCGTATCAGCATGTATCCTCCAATCAGTATCTACCTTGTCGGTAGCAATCCTAAAGAAGCTAAGTATATTCTTCCTCCTTACTCCCTCAACAGAAACTATCTTATCAAGCACTATGTCATCAAGTTCCTGTGTACTTGGCTGAATCCAAAAGCTTTTCTCACCAGTATCAATCTCCTTGAAATCATTCGACAGCAAGTACTCGTACACCACTTCATACATATCCTCGTCTAAAAAATTGTCGATTACATTTATCATAGCTTTATTGTTATCTGATGATCATAGACCCTATAGAGTTTCTCGTCATCAACAATAAACTCATAGTCACTCTCAGGGGTAAAGCACACTACATCTCCAGCATTTACACCCCTATCCATCAGGAACTTATTAGGGTACTTCATCTCGGCCATCAGCGGCTCAAGACTAAACGGCTTCTTAATGTATGAATCCTTTTTAGCAATGGGCTTAACAAAGCAGTACCTGTCGTAGCTATGCCAAACTCCATCACTCTTATACATAAAGAACTGCTCGGAGTCAATAAAGAACTTGTTATCCCTTAAGAAACTCCTTCCACTTTTCTGCCTTCCCTTGATGTCATTATAAAACTTGAAGACATTATGGTGAACCAAAAGTATGTCCCCCTTCTTTATTGGGCCATCGTATCCCAATGGAAGCTCGACAACAACAGCATGCCTGTTTGAGAACTTGTGGTCCTCCTCTGATGTACTGACAATAAACTCAACACCTCCTATCTCCTTCGTGTTATCGTATCGCCTGTCCTTTAGTGGTGTAGCTATAAAATAAAATGGTGAACGCATCAATAGTTGATGTTATATTCAATAGACATAGGAATAGTAGAGTTGAACTCCTTCCATAACGTCACCTCATTCTTATCATTGATAACATAAATCTTTACAGACTGACGCTTATCATCATACTTGATACAATGGATTTCGTTAGTGTCACCAACAACCTTCTGACCAACAATATAGTGCATAGCACCACCCTTGTAGTCTGGACCTATTGATATCTTCCTAATGTCTAATGACATGATTTGATTAGTTTACTAAGGTGTTGTCCTGAACATTGTCAGTGACCTCCCCTGTCTTTATATTTATAACTGAATGCTTGCCATACTTCTCAATAAGCATCTGCTCATTATGAGCAAACATTTCCTTCATTTTATCAAGAGTGTTAAGAAGAGCATGCCTTTCTATCTCTATTTCTCCTAGGGCCATCTTCATCTTTGTGAAATCCGTATTCATACTCTGAATAGTATTTAACTCCTCTGCCGTGATGTACCTTGATTCTTTTTTTTCCATGTTATATATTGCGTTTAATTGAACTTCCAAAATAGTAACCAAATATTGAAATGACAACACCCTCAGATATTCCGATCAGGTGTATCCATATCTCCTTATTCTCATCGGGGATATTAAGGAAGACTATTGCGTAGACAATAAAGCAGAATACCAATAGCCCCGTCATCCCCGTGACATTAAACATCATATCATTCCCACCGTTCTTCAGCACCTCTATCTCCCGATTCCTCGCCGACTCACGGTCCCTCACCTCAATCTCGTAGATATCCTTGATGTGGTTGTTCAGCATAGCCTTCTCCTCAGGAGTCAGGTCCTCAGACTTGTCGATTAGGTTCTTCACTATGCCAAGCACCCCATTGTCAGGCAGAGCATCGCCAACGACGTCCAATATCTTTGGCGCCTTTATGCGAAGGAACTCCCCAACCTTTGTGTCCCTGAACTTCTTCCTATCCGCCATACTTCTCGTATACTGTCTTGCCGTTCTTCCTCTTTGCTATCAGCACGTCCCCACGGTTCGCCCCCTCTCTATATGACACATGCACCCAATCAGGCGTGCTCATGTCCCCATACTCCCATATCAGCTGATCAAACCCTAGGTTGTCTTTGATGTAATTGAACATCTCGGTGTTCCTTCCATCACAGGATATGTCAGCGGCCTCTCCCTTACAATGCTGAGAGGTCTTGCTGCCACCAACCCTCTTATTCAACTCCTCGCTCCTGTACCCACTATTAATCCTAATCGACTGCTTCATGTGGTCACGAAGTGGCTGCAGGACATTATTGGCTAGCTTCATCAGGTTAACCACAACATCAAGCGACGGCTCGTTGTCTATACCCAAACGCATGGCTGTCGTGCTCATGGTCATCTCCTTGAGCGTAAAGTTCTTTGATAAGTTCATCGGCCCTGCCCTCTGTAAGGCTTCACGTAGTTCTTGCTAGTCTTCAGACCACTTGACTTCTTCTTTGAGTGTATGCCCTTGTTATTTACCTTGGGCTTTACTCTGCGTGAGTTAGACTCAAGGTTTATTTTTTTCGCCATCGTGGGTCTTATGGTACCGCTGTATGAACTTTTCTACACCCTTTAGGCCAAAGTACCCCAACAGGAATGCTACACCGTACTGGCTCCTGCCATGAAGATCAAATATATCAATGGCAACCTGAGTCAAGTAGTTGGCTGACAGTGTTCCTGATACTACACTTATGGCGGTATCCCTTATGCTCACTATATTCTTTCTGCTTGCCATCAGTATGCTCCCCACCATTCCTGAAAGTATCAACGTGATATCAATACCTATCGTCTGCAGCCAACTAAATACCTTCATATCACCAAAGAGCAATCAATGTAGTTGATGCAGTAGACCCCGTGACGTTTACCCTGCTTACCTGAACAGGAAGAACACCAACGGGCACACTGTTAAATACCACCGTGTCGCCGCCTGCGGTAAGAACAGAGTAGTTGTTGCCTACAGTTGGATTATAAATAACAGGAGCATCGTACGACACACCCGCATTGCCCTGAGAGATATACAACTCAAAGTTTGATGGCTGAACAAGGAATATAGCATTACTAAGAATAAGTGAGTCGGTGCCAATTAATGAAACAACATAGGCTATAGTATTAGGGGACGCAGTTTTATTAATAATAATATCTCCCGCCTTGATGTTCATGGCAGCAAAGTTTACACCAGCGACCGTGATAGAATTACCCCCGCCTGCTACATTTGTTGTAGCACCAGTGTATACTCTAAGCCAAGGGCACGGTATCTCTACAGTGTCACTTTGTATGACAGGTATAGCCCGCTGATAGTTTGTTTTAAATGGTGATGATGACATCTCTTATTTATTTTCTTGTTGTTGGTTATATGGGAACATCTGATTCAACTTCTTCCTCCTCTCCTCACAGGGTGTGCAGTTCCCTTTCTCATCAAGGTTGGTCGAAAGTTTCTTTACTACATACTTGATACCCGTCTTTGTTGTGATCCACTCAATGGTGTCACCTAATCCTTGGCTCTTATTATTATTATCCTGTTCCATTTGATTTATGTTTTTGTTGCTGTGTTTGTCCTTGGATTATATCCTAAGTTACTAACGGGTGTCCCCGTCCTCCTTGATAGCCTGTCCTTCGCCCGCTCAGCTGCCGTCATCTCGTTCCTCCTCCTGCCCTCAGCCGTCAGCTCACCCTTTGCATTCATGTGGCCACGTTTCTTCAGCAAAGATATAGCTAATTCCTTACTTCCGACCTGAGCAGCTAGCCTGTTGACTAGCTGCCCCCTGCCCATGAACTTCTGCGTGGCCATGTACTTACTGCTTCTTGAACTTCTCCAAGGCCTTACTATCGCGTTTATTTACCGTGATAGTAGAGGGTCCCTGTTGAAATGTATAGCCACCCCTCTTCTCAAAATTAGCCTTCTTTCTCTCGTACCTTTTCTCTGAAATGGGCTTTTCTTTATCAGTACCCTCCAAACCCTTCTTAATTAATTTGCGTTTACTGGTACCGTGCTTTACAAGCAAGAACTCATTTCCTGATTTTTTGTTGTTTGCCATGTTTTTTTTGTTAGTACTTACCTTTTCTTGATTTAGGGCTAGATTTAGTGGACCCACCGGGACCTGCCCACAGGTCCTTGCACGCCCAATACCTAGCCGATAGTTTATCACTAGATGTCTCACACTTATGCCTAGCTCGGAACGACTTACGGGCCGCCGCCGAGTAGTTATGACCATAGCCCTCAGCACCGTAGTGGATCAGCTTCTCGGTTCCTCCCGAGCATGCCTTCACCATGCGCTTCTTGCCCGCCCTATCCGATGCGACGGGGCTGTTGCACTTCATCTTTGACTTATCAGCCATCTTATTTAATGCCCTTCTTGGGCTTAGGCGTAGTGGCCTGCTTGATTTTTGTAGTACAAGGTTTCATCTTACAAAGATAGTTAGAAGTTAGAGTTATTTATAGTTATCTTGTTCCCCTTGATGAACGGGTCCTGCTTCATGTCGGTATGCTTCCAATAGTATGGCCTTACCCCTCCAACCCAAAGGTTCGCATTCGTCGGGTCAAAGGCTACCTCCTCGAAGTTCCATATCACATTATTGCCACCCGTCTTCAGCTTCGTTCCCGAGGTCGCCCAAGGCACGTTCTTGATGATAACATGGGGATACCCTGCCACCGACTCAGCGTCAATGAACACGTTGTCATACTGACTGTACACCTCAGAGATGGACAGGTAGCCACCCGCAAGCTTAGCCTTGATAGCGGCCACGCTGGATGGCGACTCAATATGGAATCCCTGAACCACGCCGTCCTTCACTACCGTGCTGCCCTTGCTGTCCCAATACAGATGGTACTGCGGGGTCAGCCCCTCGCTGATGCACTGCCTGATGATCGTACCCGATGCCCCAATAATAGAATAAGCGGAGAACTGACCGTCCCTGTTATAGACCCTGCACTGCTCGAAGAGCGTGTGGTTGGACTGTGAGTTGGCCAACGCAGCGCCGGGCCAGTCGCCATTATCAGCAATAAAGTTGGTGCCCGTCATGGAAGCACTCATGCAGTTCCTTACCGTGGCCATCAGGCAGAACTTGAGGTGCACCCCATTGATCCCGCTGTTGATGTCCATGTTCTCGATGACCGAGTTGTAGGTGGCGCCCAAGTCAATGATGGCGCCCGTCTTCCCTACCTGACCCTGAAGTCGCCCGTCATAGATATGAAACGCATACATCTGCATGACGTTCAACGCCTCGGTCTGATCCGCAGGCTTCCTCCCAATCAGGTACGGAAGCCCGTTTGTGGAGCCGTCGCTGATGGTAGACCCGCACATGTCAATGACAAGCCTCTTGTATCCCGACACGCTCTTTGGAAGCGTGATGGGCTGCATGAGCCTGATGTCGGCGATAACCATGATCTTGTTCACCGCCCCCGTCGCTGAGGCGTTTACAGCGTCCCTGAGCTCGTTCTCTGATGACACTGTACGTACACGACCTCCGATGACCGATCCGCCTCCTGATGGCCCCATTGGCCCCTGAGGACCCTGTGGTCCTGCAGGACCCTGAGGGCCTGTGGCGCCCTGTGGTCCCTGAGCGCCCGTGTCACCCTTGGGACCCTGCGGTCCCGCAGGACCCTGCGGTCCTACGGTTCCCCCTCCACCACCACTACCCATCCCGGTGATGGTGACGGGGACCCACTGGTCGGCCCGCCATATATAGTTTGAACCATCGTTGAGGTTCATCACGTCGGTCTCAATACGGAACCCTGATGGGCGGGTGGCAGGAAGCGATGTCCTGAACCAAAACCTTGCGGCGTCTACATTAAATTGCATAGCTTATCTTTTTAGGCGAACCCTTGCCTTTGGTGTGTTACTAACAAACTGGCGACCGCTGCCGCCCTCCTGCTTCTTCTTCTTCGCCGTGGCCGATAGCTCAGCACGGCTCAGGCTCTTGGCCTTATTTAATGGAAGGCACCTGTCGGGATTGCGCGTGTCCTTGCTCGTTCCGCACGGCCCCTTGATGGAGCCGTCGGTGCCGATACGCACCCACTTCTCGTCCCTCCACTTCTTGAGCTGACCCGCCACCTTAAGCCAAGGTTGACTTTGCTATGATGCGGAAGTAGATCGCTGAAATAGCACCCGCAACGGTCAGGATATCGGCAAGGGTGGCGTCAACATCAAAGCCCAATATCTTGCTAAGCACAGGGGCTAGCATCACTAGTATAGACCAAATGGTCCGTGACTCAATCCAAGACTTAATGCTTCTCATCTTCATTTCTTTTTTTTAGCGTAGTTAGGGTCCTTACAGTACTTACTTGCGGCCATGTTCGCATAGGCCGACGGGTAGCGGGCAAAGGTAGCCTTCGCCCACTTAATACCCGCAGGGCAGATCTTGCTTGCCTTCTTGGCCATAGGCTCAGCCCATCTTCTTAGAAGAATAGCCCATACCCTTCTTAGGGGCCATGCCCTTCTTGGGAGCCATCTTGGTCTTGGTTGCAGTCTTCTTGCCGACGGGCATAGACATCTTGGTGTTTTTCATGTTGGTGTTTTTTATATTTGACAAAAATATGAAATGAAATCAAATTATCTAAAGTATTGGCGTGTTATTAGAAAATACGTCAAGATGCAGTGGGGCATCGGCCAAGTCGAGCTCGACCTCATCCTGTTCCTCTACTCCGAGGACTACTTCGGCAAGGACAAGTTCGATGAGTTCAACAACCTCATCACATGGGACCCCGACAGGTTCAAGCGCCTGCTCAGGGACGGATGGATCACCGTCTTCCGTAAACGCTCGGGCAACCTTAAGACCCTGTATCAGCTGTCGTACAAGGCATCTCAGATCGTTGACTTTATTTACGAGAACCTCAACAGCTCGACCCCGTTCATGCCCATCCCCCGAAAAGCGCACTATGCCAAAAGGCTTAGGGATAGTGAGAAGAGGGTGATGACCTACTCAGAGAAGGTCTACGCTAATGCGATCAGGGAGATGAACAAGAAGGTGAAGGCCGAGGGTAGGAAGAGGTTCACTCAACTACCACCACGTCTCTTTCAGTGATGATGGTGTGCTGCTCGTCATTGATCAGCATGGTGAAACTGTGGCCCTTGTCGTAGTAGACCACATCGCCAACGGCGATTGATGCTACGTCAGTGCCGGGAACCATCACCACACCTTTCTTGTACCTGAAACCCTCAGTGTCCTTGCCACTAAGGATGATGCCCGACTCGGTCTTCACCTCCTCGTCAATGGCCTTGATTACAATGTATTTGCCTATCGCTTTCATTTGTCAACGTCGTATAAGAATATTGGACTGTCCTCGTCATTAGATGGGATGAAGTACTTGGACTCTAGGTGGTCAAGCGCCTCATCATAGGCCATCCTCTCTGTCCTCATCAGTACCCTCACGCACTTGTGGACCGAGTAGATAAGCCTGCCCCCCCTCCAGTCGCAGCCCATTATGGCCCCGTCAAAGATGCCGCTCTCATGCACACTCATAGGACCTAGCCATGGTTACAATTGCGTTCGTGCTCAGGATCGTCGTGGCCACGCTCACCGCATTCTGCAGCGCCGACCGTGTCACCTTCAGCGGGTCAATCACACCCATCTTGATCAGGTCGCCCGTCTTGCCCGTCTTCAGATTGAATCCCTCACCATCGGCGAGAGCCTCCGTATAAATGTCCCTGTAGTTATACCCGCCGTTGGTCAGGATCTGTATCAGCGGCACCTTGATCGCATGGTCTAGGATCTGCGCCGCCACCTGAGCCTCAATGCTCGCATCCTCAGGAAGCATGCCCATCACGTCAACCTCATACAGCGCCTTGCCCGCACCGGGGAGGATGCCCTCCTCGAGTGCCGACCGTACCGCACATACCGCATCGTCGACCCTGTCGTATAGCTCCTTCTGCTCGAGGTCCGTGTTGCCACCCACATGTATCACACCGATGCCACCCGTTAACGAGGCAATCCTCTTTAGGATGTGGTCCTTGTCATGCTTTGACTTGGCCAACCCATGGGCCTCCCATAACTGTGACACACGCTCATCAATGGCCTCCTGACTGGCCCTAGCCGCAGACTTCAGGATAATAGTGCTCTCGTTGTTGACGATCACCTTGGCGGCATGACCCAAGCATCCAAAATTAATGAGGCTTAGGTCGTCTCCCGTCTTCTCACTGAAGTAGGTGGCACCCACCGATACGGCGATGTCCTGCATCAGCTCATGCTGCCTGTACCCAAAGCTTGGCGGCGGGATAGCGCATACCTTGATGTTGCCCTTGATGACGTTCGCAGCAAGGGTATTTATAAAGTTCACACTACATGGGGAGATAATCAGCAGCTTCTTACCCTCGGCAATGATTGGCTTCAGCACCATCTCAAGCTGAAGCACGTTGCTGATCTCAATGTCGCAGACCAACACAAAGACGTCGTCAAGGATGCACTCGTCCTTCTTCTGATCGTTAATGAACAACGGCGACAGGTACCCACGGTCTACCTTAAGGCCCTTGGTGGTCTCCGCATAGGTGTCGCTTGTCTGCGACCGCTCCACCGTAACAATGCCGCTCTTGCCCACGTCCTTGTAGACCTCGGCGATGATCTGACCAACGGACTTGTCGTTGTTAGACGAGATGGTCGCCACGTCATACATCATAGAGCTCGTCACCTTCTTGCTCTTCCGCTTCAGCTTGTCCACCACCTTGCCGCTCATCTCCACTAGCTGCCTCAGCACCTCGGTCCTGTTCATGTCAGCATTGATCAGCGCCACGCCCTCCTTCACCAGCGCCTCGGCCAACACAATGGCCGTGGTCGTGCCATCACCAGCCGAGGTTGCCGTCCTGTCCGCAGCCTCCTTCATCATCCGAACCGCAAGGTTCTCGACGGGGTCCTTCAGCTCAATGGCCTTGGCCACCGTGACGCCATCCTTGGTCACCGTGATACCATGTGTATGCTGTGGGGACTCGATCAGCACCGTGTTCCCGTGGGGACCCAACGTGCTCTTGACCGCATTAGACATCTTAGTGATGCCACTGATCAGGCGCTTGACGCCGTCTTCCGAAAAGTAGAGCTCCTTTGGAGCGTAACCCATACTGTCCATAGTTGATTAGATTTCGATGCCGCAAATATAGACATTGTTTCAAGAAACCAAGCCAAATACGGTAATAAAACCAAGCCAATGACGGAATGTCAATATTATGTCCCCCTATATATATATATATATTTCTATATATATATTTTTTTCCCACTATAAAGTAAATAAAATATTGACATAATCGACATAGAGACTGATAATCAATTAGTTAGCTCTTTCAAAACGACATAAAAACGACATAAAAACGACATAGAGGGTAAATAATCGACATAAAAAAGGGACCGAAGCCCCAATCCAAACCAACTAACTATGCTGTTGGTCTATTAGTCGCAGCACCCCATGCCCTCGCTCATGTCGGAAAGCATCTCGCCACGGTAGAAAGCCTGAGCCATCATGTCGATTTTCTCCTGCTTCATCCGCTCCTTCCGCATGATTGCCATTTGGGTCACAGGCATTACAGGCTCGGCCTTATTTATACGACGACCGTTCCGCATTGTGGTTGCCGACAGGTCCGCCTTAGGACCTTCGGGAATGAATCTGTTCTTCATGGTGTAGAGTTTTGACAAAGGTAATCAAACTTGCGAGATGTGCGTAGTGTTTGGGTTATGGTGGGGTTTGGCGCGGCGGGCCCGGGATCGAAACCGAAATTTTTTTTTGGGGCGGGGGGTCGATGGGTCGGGGGTCGGGGCAGGATTTTGGCTTTTTGCACAACCACCACCTCACCGTCGTATGAGTGGGGTAGGTGCAGGGGGTGCAGGGTGTTCACGTTCTACGATGTCGGCAGGGGTCGGAAACTTTGGAAACGCTGAAAGTTTCCTCCGCACATTTTACGGAGAAAACGTAATGCAATCTCCGTAACGCAAATCCCGTTACGCAATTTGCGTAGTGGCTCGGGCGCATCCTTCGGGCTGATCCCTTCCCATTTTCCGCAAAATTATAATACAACAAAGGCAGAGCAGGGGGTATAGCCCCCCTCCCCGTTTTTCACCCCTCCAAAATTTTTTTCACCCCCCAAGTGAAATTTAACTGATTGATTGTCAGTCATTTCAAATCCTGCAACCTTGCAGTTTTGGAAATGTGACCAAAGCCTCAGTAATATTGCACCATCGTTGAACGCAACGGTGACAGTTCTTAAACATAATGACCATACCCACCTACACTCACCCCGTGAGCGTAGGCGTATGGCAGGGACTCCCAAGTAGGGCGGTAGACGGGATGGCATCTCGATTAAGCACCAAGTCTCTTTTGTTCATTGACATCTTGATAATTCACGAGCGCAGTTCAGTACTGACCATTGCAAGAGCGACAGCCAAGTCGACCAACATCTTGCAAATCCTCGCAGGTAAAACGAGGTTCATCCATAGTGGGCGCACTGTGGCAAAGGCAGAAAGCGGTTAATGAGCAATCCGAGAAAGAAGCGGAAAGGGGACGGAAACCCACATAAAGACTAAGACTCAGCGAGACAAAGCCCGTGAGTGAAACGACAGAGGGGAGCAAAAGGAGATAGGTAAGTGGTGAAACAAGCCTATGGCGGTTCGACTCCGTCCCCCCTCTCAAAAGTTAAAAAATATGAAATACATACCGAATAGGGTGTCTTCGAAGACACAAAAAAAACAAGAAAAGTTCAGCACGGCATCCCGTGCGTGGGCGAAATCAAATAGGGCGGTGAAGAAAGCCGTCCACACTCCTTTCGAGGAGACCTACAGAGCAATACTAACAATTTCTTCAAACCAATAAAAAACAAAAAAACAATGAACAACAATCTACTTCCGATTGAGAGCGCAGTGCTCTCACAATCAATCGTCAAGAATGCTCTCAGCCTCACAGAGGTGAAACGCATCCAAAGTACACTCAGCAATGGCGCAAAGTCCCGCCTTGCCAAGACCCTCGAGTTGGCGTACTACGTCACAAGGGGCGCAGAGTGGTTCGTTTCTGAGCAGGGGCAGTCAGCCTTTGCACAAGCAGGGGTGACGTGGAGCAAGGAGGAGTTCTTCCTCAAGACCTACGGCTTTCAGAAAAGTTTTGCCTACAAATTGCTCAGAGCGTCAGCCATCGAGCAGGAGGTGGTGGAGCAGTTTAACTCATCCTGCGACGAGCAGGAGAGGGCAGGCAAGCCCTCAGAAAGAAGCCTTGCAGGGCTGCTCAAGTTCGCCAAGGGTCAGCCCACAGAAGGCGAAGGCGGTGGAGGTGAGGGCGAAGAGGGTGGAAATGAGGGCGCAGAAAGGGCGCAGACAATCTTCACCCTCAGCTTCAAGAGGAGTGTCCTCGAAGACACCGCCAAGAATGTGTCCGTGAGGGTGGAGTCAGACGGTAACGTCAAGACCACCAACAGCAGAGAGGAAATTGAGGTGGCAATCGCCTTCCTTCAGTCAGCACTACAAAATTCAAACAAGTAATTCTAACCAACTAAGACCGAGGGGTGCGGCTCTAACGCACAAGACCAATGGACCTCTACATCCAAGCCAAGAGCAAGAAAGAGATTAACAACAGACTGAACTCAGGAGAGTCGGTCTACGGCACGAACTACTCCATGTTCGGAGGCGGTGGAACGCACAAGTTAGACAGCGACCTCCCCACGGGGACGGTCATCAAGGTGTACGAGAAGACGGTGAACGGATCCCCCTATGCCAAGTCCTACGGGATATGGAACGCGGTACGGAGGGTGGTGACGGTCATCGTGCTGATGCTGATGACAACGGGGGCGTTCTCTCAGACGATAGAGAGGGATGCCGACGGTAACTTTAGGGCGGTGAGCAAGAGCAGAACTCCACCCAAGGAGACCACCTACACATTCACCGACAGCAAGGGTCGCAAGTACCCCGTGCTGATGACGGAGGCAGGGCGGTTCTTTGTAATAAAAACGTCAGCAAAGACGGGCAAGGAGTACAGGTACTACCTTGACAAGAAGCCGACGGCAAAAAAGTGAGTGTCTTCGAAGACACTAAGCGGTGACGGTCTCATAGGGGGTTCGACTCCCCCTCACCGCTCAACTCTCACAATTAAAAAAAACTCAAATCAAATGGAAATCATCAACGAAAGTGTCCGCTTCACCAAGACGGGAGAGAGCGGACGTGGTAAGGTAACGGGCTACCATCAAAAGCCCAACCCCAAGATGCTCAACAAGGGCGGTAAGGTGGACGTATCGGGGCTGAAGAAGAAGCAAGTCCCGCTGCTCATTGACGGGGACGAGAGCAAGTTCACCATCGGCTTTGAGGTGGAGAAGAACGAGCTATCCCGTGGAGCAGTCAAAGAGTACGAACTGTTCTGCGGATTTGAGAGGGACGGGTCGTGCGGTTACGAGGCGGTGACCCACGTGCTACCCCTACTCCCTCCGAGTATGTGGAGGACGAAGGTGTTCGATATGATGCACAAGGCTGAGCGTATCATTGACGATAGGTTCAGTCCATCAGACAAGAGGTGCGGAGGACACATTACCGTGGCGGTGAAGGGACTATCGGGAGAGAGACTCCTTGAGATGTTGCGCCCCATATCAGGGGTGATGTTGGCAATGTACCGACATAGGCTTGTCAATGTGTACTGCGGAGCGAACCTCCGGCTTGAGCCTTGCACCCAAGACATTATCTACGAGAATAACAATGCAAGGTGGACATCTACCTATGATGGCATTAGGAGGTACAACAGCAACGGCTACAGCCAAAGGTATAGGGTAGCCCTTCCCAAGGGTGACTGCCTTGAGTGGAGGCTACCAAGCAGGGTGACGAGCGTGGCGCAGATGATGCGGAGGTATGAGTTCTTCTACGAGTTCGTAGAGTATGCGATGACAGCGAAGAAGCCAAACATCAAGCTGTTCCTACACAAGGTACGCCCCGTACTTGTGAGGCTGTACGACGGCAACATAGAGATGGTTGATGCGGTAAGCGAGATGAGCGTATACTTTCAAGAGTTCATCAACACGGGAAAGGTTCACGATAAGATTAAAAGGTACATAAAAACAATGTAAACTATGAGCACGACACTAAACAAAGCAATCATAATTGGATTCACGCTCTTTATGGCGTTCCAATTCCTTCGACCAACAGCAGAGCCGAAGCTACCCGACTCCTTCACCGATGAGGACGCACTCAACCACGTATGCTGTGACAGCACCCACGAGTTATGTGATGGGTGGTGTGATTGCGACGGCGTGGGATGTGATATATCAAAAGACTAAGAGATGCAACACGGGGTGTCTTCGAAGACACCCCTTCTTATAACCAAACAAAAACAAAACACAATGGCACTATTCTCAATCAACGGGTATTGGAACGATGACAAGACCCCATTCGAAAACTATATTGTAACTGACTATCACTCCTCCCCTGAGGGGTGCAACGAAGATGAGATATTCTTCTATGGCTTGTCAGAGGATGACATTAAGAATTGCATACTTAACGGTAGCGGTTCACTTGATTTTACAATTACCGAGTATAAAAAGATAACCTACAAGTTCCCCCGTGTGTGTAGCATAACGGGAGAGGGTATGTGGGAGGGTTACTGCTTCCGCAACGGTGAAGAGTATGCAATTGACAAGGAGTCAGCAATGACTATCGTAAAGCGTGATGGATACGAGTCATTGGATGACTCATACGAAGACGAGAACCACTACTACACGGAGTGGGAAGACCTTGACGAGGACGGGTGGTACGAGAGTGAGCACGAGGACGGCAGGGATGCCGTGTGGGTGGATGCCGAGTGAGCCAAGACGGTCTACGGAGGGGTTCGACTCCCCTCCTTGGCACGAAAAGTTTAACCATATAAAAAATAACAATCAAATGAAAATTTCTCTCAAGAAAAACCAAGTCGCTATCCTCAAGGAGGAGAGCGGAGAGGTGGTCGGTGTGTTTAATGCGACACCGTATGCAAATGAAGCAATGATGACTGCCGTCGCTGAACACTTTGATGTGGCGGTGGTCGGACTGAACACAGACCGTGACTTTGATTCTCCGCTTGATTACGAGCAGCCGTATGAGTTCGTGCTGTACAAGAGTGGCGGAGAGGACGAGTGTGTGACATTGATAATGACCTATTCATTCTTATACTAACCATATAAAACAAAACAAGATGAAAACAATCAAGGGGTCGTTCAGCGGTAACGACAATTACGGAGTGATGGAGTGGGCTTGCCCTGAGACGGGAAAGCTGATGTCAATGGACGGGCAGTTCGCCTTCGATGAGGATGGCTATTGGCACGACGTGCTGAGCGAGGATGACGAGTACCTATACACGGTGGTATCTTACGTTCCAAGGAACGAACGTGAGTTTATGATTGCGGATAGGTCGGGGCGTGGTGCTGTTGTAGTGGTGAAGATGGACAAGGTGATGGCTGACTATGCCAACACCCTTGACGAGGATGATGAGCCAGTCACCGCCACCATCATCTCAATGGAGATGGGTGACAAGTGGAGAGATGACGATAACAATTTAACAATAACAAGAATCAAATGAAAACAATTCACTCTTTCGTCAGAGGTGACGAGGTCTACAAGGTAGGCGATAAACACCCCCTTGGTATGGTGGTAGGGTTCGGAAGTAAGAACGTCATCATCATCCGTCATAGCGACGGCAAAAGGGAGTTAGTTAATCCAAATAAAATCAGTCATAAACAATATAAAAACTAAAATCAAATGAACACACTAACAAAAACACAGAAAGAAATTATTGAGTCGCTGAAGAGCGAGTTCAACCGTATCAACAATGCGTCAAAGCAGACGAGGTCATTCAACTTGATTGACATTGCCCCCTTGGATGAGAAAACTAAGCAGATAAGGCAGTTCAAGGAGGAGGCTGAGTTGGACGCAAGGACTTGGGATGGCTTAGCTAAGGACGAGGCTGATCGGATAGTGCGCCTACTGCAAGAGGACTTGCCGAGCCTTGTAGTTGAGAGGTACGGTTCGCACAACGGCCACTATGATTTACCTACCGTGGTAATTAAGCCGAAGAAGGGCATTGTACACCACGAGTATTGCGTCAGCATTGATGTGGTCGTCAACAAGGAGCGTGTACACCAAGGGCACGACTGCTGTTATAACAAGGGTGTGAGCCTTGGCTATAAGCACGGTGACATATGCCCGTCCCGCACGTATAACACGATAGAGGATTTGCTTGAGCATTCGTTGGTGAAGGAGTACATACGAATGAGATTATTAAGTGTAATTAAATAAGTCTAACAATCAAAAAAAACTATGACACACGAACAAATCTTAGCTATGATACCCGAGGGGTATCGGGCATCTATCTCAGACGGAATCCTTCACATCCAAGCCCCTGAGTACATCGGCATCGTACTGAAGGAGACCACATCCTTTACCGATAATGAGTCGGTCATCACCATCAGGACGAACGGCACATCAGTAATTTCACTATGGAAAGGAATGGTAGGCACTCATACTTTAATCCTTTAAGGCTATGAAGGACATCACATCACGAATCATTGAGTACGAGGGGGGCGGTATGCTCTTCATCGACACCATCGAACTATTCTCTGACCTTATAAAGACGGGACTTGTTTGGTCTCTTCAGGGAAGCTACGGCAGGATGGCTATGAAGTTCATAGAGATGAAAATCCTTGACGAGCAGGGCAACATCAATCAGAATGTAATTGACAAACTAACAGACTTACCATGAAAAAAAACATCAGACTAAAGGTCACATTAGACATGACCTACGAAGCATTAGAGAGTGTATTCATCACAGCCCTTGAGGGTGGAAGCAATTATTGGTATTGGCTATCTGACAATTCAATTAGTCGTATCAGAGAGAAGGTCAGCGTTGAAGAAGACTATTGCATCAGCACATCAATAATGAAGGCTGTGCTAAGAGGGGCAGCTGTCCCTATATTCGACCGAGAGGATGAGACAAACCGCCTTGCTTTACTCACAGAGGAATGGATGATAAGCGGACTTGAGAAGTGTGCTAAAGAAAAACCAAATCTTATCTGTGATATGCTATCAGAAAACTACGATGCAGATACGGCAGACCAAGTCTTTCAGTACATAGTGCTACATGAAATAGTGTTCGGATAAAAAAATGTTTGGGCACGTCAATTAAATGTTATATCTTTGTCAACAATTAAATCAAATCAAATCATGAAAAAAGTAATCGTAAACCTGTACTACAGGACAACCACACCCGAGTCAGCGGAGAGGGACGAGTACGAGTCCCAAGGATTCGACAAGGCTGAGAAGCCGATGACCGTACATGAGTTAGCCTACCTCATTCGTGAGGGTAAGCCATCAGCAAAGCCGTGTCGGGGCACGACCAACGAGTCGGTCATCTACCAGGTGGACATCAACTACGAGATGCGTTCAGAGACTGTCCGCTCCGTCCACTACAACCACAGACAGACTGATCCTGATGCGCCCATCCTTTGGAGGATGGCCTTTGAGATGGCGGGACTGCTGTCATCACAGCAGAAGGCGGTGGTTCGCATCTACCACCGTAATGTGGAGCGGTTCACCTGCAACAGCGAGCACGATGCGTTCATGTTCCTACTCAGGGAGCAGCCCAACAGCGTGTACACAGCCATCACCGAGGGTGAGTGGAAGGTAAAGGTAGAGGGCGAAAGGGAGCAGTACGAATGGAACCATCAGTACTATGGGATATGAAGACGATAACCTTTGGAATCGAGAACCACGTTAGTGGAGACGTGCATGACACCTTCAAGGTAATCATTGAGGGCGAGGTCATCTACAGCAAGGACTACGGACACTCTGATAGGAACATCTTCGACTACATTCAGGAGTTCCTGAGCGAGGTGAAGCTGAGTTCAGAGCAATACGATGGCACATACACCATTGAGGTATCAGAGATGGACAGCACCTACAGCGTAACCAACGCACACCCCATTGAGTACGTCACAGACGACACGCTATAATAATAAATCTAATCAGCAGCCTGTGTCTTCGAAGACACTCTGCACAAAACCAAATCAAATTATGTGTATCATCATCATCAAAAAGAAAGACAAGCAAGTACAAGAAGAAACAATCAAGACGGCAGCACGAATCAATCCGCATGGATTAGGTATCGTGTGGCTTGACACGTTTGAGATTACCTACCACGAGTCAAAGGAATACAAGGTACTCATCACCGACAGACCATACATTGCACACTTCAGGTACGCAACGGTCGGTGAGATAGGCAAGAGCAATACCCACCCATTCCAGTGTGGCAAAAGAGAGAACGAGTGGCTTATGATGAACGGAACAATACCAAACATTGGCAATGTAAAGGAGTGCGACAGCAAGGTGTTAGCCAAGCAGCTTGGAGACGTGCCACGAGAAAGGTGGAGCGACGAGTTGGGCAAGCACTCATGCAGGTTTGTCACGGTAAACACAAGGAACAGAACCTATCAGCTGTACAACAAGGATCTTTGGACAAGGCGTGAAGGCGTATGGTATAGCAAGTCAAACGTATTCGAAAAGAATTACGTGGCGGTGTACGGCACACTTAAGAAGGGGCACGGCAACCATGATTGGTACATGTCGGACTCAAAGTTTGTCGGCAAGGGCAAGACAAAGGACTTGTATCCGCTTCTTATTCAAGGGCTTCCGTATCTTATTGACAAGAAGGGGTTCGGACACAACGTGAACGTAGAGGTGTACAGAGTTAGCGACGACGTGTTGGCTTCGCTTGACAGACTAGAGGGACACCCGTCATGGTACAAACGCAAGCGAGTTCCCATCTTGGTGGGAGAGTCAACAATAAACTGTTGGGTGTACTTTAACGGAAGTGACATACCTAAGGACGCTCAACTCTTCAAGTCGTACACCAAGTCCACGAAGGAAAGGGCAGTAAATACAAGCTATCAGACCAAGATAAGCTACTGGGACATGATGAACTACGAGTACGAGGAGATTGAGAAGAGGAAGAGATACGAGTCAATGTGCGTCAACTGCTACAGTAGCCTGAAGTTTGACGGGTTCATGGACTACCATTGCAGTTCGTGTGACGAGTGGTTTTGCGAATCAGAAGTAGTGAAGTACTAACATAATAAAAAAACAAAACTATGGCAAGACAAACAGCAGTTGAATGGATGGCAAGGCAGCTAGGTATTAGCAGTGGCCCTATGCTAGAGGAAGCAAAGCAGATGGAGCGTGAGCAGATGGAGGACGCCTACGACAAGGGCAAGACCTACGATTGCATGGCTCCTGATGACAGCTTCGATGCGTACTACAACAAGTATTATGAGAAAGAAGGAGACTATGATGATTACCTTGATAAACTTAAATACCTTAAAGACTTATGACACCAAAAGAAAAAGCTGAAGAGTTGGTAGCTAAATTTAGACACTTGGTAAGATGGAAAATCGGTCAAGAAGATATTCTATATAGGGCAAAGCAATGCGCCTTGATTGCAGTAGATGAAATACTCAAAGACAGAGAAGTTATAGACGGCATGAGAGTTATAAATGATCCATATTGGTTAGAAGTTAAACAAGAAATAGAAAAGCTATGACAGACGAAGAAATAAAATCAAACCTATGCTACTATGACCTCAGAAATCCTGATGGTGTAAGTATACTTGATCCGTATGCCATAGATGAATTTAAACCATACGGCAACCACCCAAAAGAAGGATGTGCTTGTGATAACTGCTTCTACGGAAGGGCTAGGTTGGCAGAAGAGATCATTAAAATAATAGAGTATTATGCTAAATGCCAATGAAACGCTGCTTTAAATGCAACCGCCTTCTTCCGCTATGGGCATACAGCCGTAACAAGCGCAAGTACCAAAATGCTACCAACAAAGGCCGTAACTATTGCTGTCGGTGGTGCATGTATAAGCGGTGGGCAGCGGATGGTTTTGCATGGTTATGGAATCGGCAAACTGATAAATATCAGCGAGTTGAGTTTAAAAGTAAGATTGAAATACTAAAACGCACACTAAGATGAAAGAACAAATGGCAGTAGAGTGGCTGATGCACATTATGCATCATCACCTAACCGATGATCAGCGCATAAAGTTTGAGCCGATGTTTGAGACGGCCATCCGCATGGAGGAAGAGCGCATGATACAATCATACCTGAAGGATAGGTCGGTTGAGTTTATTGAGGACCTGATAAAGAAACTAAAGGAGGCACTATGAAGAAGCTAAGCTACAACGACTCCGAGTTTGTTCGCAGGATAATGCAGAAGCAGCTCGACATTCACGGCGCAAAGTACGAGGACATCATCGCCCTACCTGAGGGCAAGATGCCCAACGGCAAGTACTGGTATCAGCACTATGTGTTTGAGACACGGGAGCAGTACGAGGAGTGGAAGGAGTTCTGCATCAGGGAGCTACGCAACACAAGGGAGAGGCTATCTAGGAGGGATGCCAACAAGATGTTCGCATGGATAGACCTACAGTACGGACTTAAACATCAATTCATATGTCAGACATCACAAAGTGCACAGGAACAGGATGCCGACTGANNAGTGCAATTATTATTGGGAACATAAAATAAAAAAATCAAATGGAAAACAGACTGATCACATCAAGTGACGGCATGACGTGGATGGATGTCACGGACAAGGCCAATGAGGTATTCAACGCAGGGCTCTTCAGGTTGTATGAGTTCTACGAGAACGGTGAGACCACCGTACGCATACCAATAGAATCACACGAGCACCTGAACATGGTGCTGAATGCAGACCGCAGCGTGGTCATCAAGGTCGGGCAGGGCAGACCAATCCAATCCGAGGAGACCATCACCAAGGAGAGTTGGAATCTAGCCGACAAGATTAGCCATAACGGTTTTATATATGTAAGATACACGGACTTAAAATTCTGCCGATGAAAACACTAATAGACTTCAAGAAATCAGGGAGGTTCCAAACAAGGGAAGACTTCGAGAAAAGACTTGCACTAGTATACCCACTGCATGACAAGTGCACCGACCTAGTTGTCTACGATGGAGGCGCATACATACAATGTCTAAAAGACCACACGTTCTACATCTGTATACATGACATCAAAGGGGAAATCACAACAAAGGTTCAGCATCAATCTTTAGATCTTGTAGAATCAATCCTATGGGATAGGCACATCAAAAAAAATATTCAAGAAACTAACGAAAGTTAAACAAGTTATATTATATTTGCACAACTTAAATCAACTACAATGAAACGACAAATATTCGAGAACTACGCCAAGTGCGTAGCCGAAGAGTTCAGCATCCCATACGAGCTGCTCTTCACTAAAACAAAGGAGCGTGAGTGCACGGCAGCACGCCACATGCTCTACTACCTATGCGCCAAGAGGCCAATGAACGTCACCATGATCGCTGAGTTTATGACAGAGCATGGCTACGAGACAGGGCACTCCTCAGTTATCTACGGCATCAAGCAGATGAGTAAGCGTCTACGTGAGGACCGTGACTACATCAGGGCAGCAAGAAGAATTGAAGAAACAATTAAATAAAATCAAATGGAAAACTACTTTAATCAGCTCGCAGCCCTCCCACTTCGGGAGCGCATCGAGCGCAAGGGAAACCTTGACTACATCTCTTGGGCGAACGCATGGTCTATGCTCAAGTCCGTCCACCCCACCGCACAGCGCACGGTCTACGAGTCCGAGCACACGGGGCTCAACTACTTCACCGATGGCAAGACCTGCTACGTGAAGGTCGGCATCAAGGTAAACGACCTCGAGCACATCGACTACCTACCCATCATGGACTTCAGGAACAACGCCATCCCCGTCGACAAGGTCACGAGCATGGACGTGAACAAGGCCATCCAACGCAGCACGGCAAAGGCCATCGCCATGCACGGCCTAGGTCTCGCACTATGGACGGGGGAGGACATCCCCGAGACGCCAGTGGTACAGGAGCCTGCCGTTAGAGAGGAGCTGACCAAGAACGGGGAGGCATGGAAGAAGGTGTCCGAGTATGTCAAGGCCAACAAGGAGCTAGGCATGGAGAAGATTGTGCAGCAGCTCAGCCGCAAGTACATCATCAGCGCACCCATTCAGAAGGACATCGAGAAACTTGTGAGGCCATGAGTGATATCATAGAGATCCTCAGGGACGATGAGGAGTACTACCGTGGCGTCGGCAGGCAGTACCTTTCCAACTCAGACATCGACGCCCTGCTGAACAACCCGAGAGCATACGGCGTACCCAAGCCCGACAACAAGTCCTTCGCTGAGGGCAGGCTGTTCCATCAGCTGCTCATCGAGCCCGAGAAGGCGAAGGAGGTGAGGTACGTGGACGTGGCAAGCAGGACGACCAAGGAGTACAAGTCCTACTGCGATGCCAACAACCTGCCGTTCGTCATGTTAAAAAAAGAAGTCGATGAGATTCACGAACTTGTGGCAACCATCAAGGGCAACATCACTTTCTTTGACGAGATTTACAGGGACGGCAATACCTACGAGACCCCCGGCATTACGGAGCTGCACGGACTGATGTGGAAGGGCAAGGCAGACATCATCACCCATGACTGCATCATTGACCTGAAGACCACGGGCGACATCGGCAAGTTCAAGTACTCAGCCAAGGCCTACAACTACGACAGCCAGTGCTTCATCTATCAGAAGCTGTTCGGCAAGCCGCTCATCTTCTTTGTCATCGACAAGGGGACACGGCAGTTGGGTATCTTCAGGCCGACGCCATCCTTCGTGGAGGCAGGGGAGCAGAAGGTGATCAGGGCGGTCGAGGTCTTCAATAGGTTCTATGCCCACGGGCATTGGGATGACATCAACAATTACTATATTGACGAACAATTAATCTAAACACTATGACAGCAAAACTCTTTAAGCACCCCACGCTATGGGGAGCGTTCATCATCGAGACTAACAGCGGATGCTTCGAGGTGACCAACGACTATGTAAAGAACACCCTGATGGACACCGAGGGTCTTGAGCAGATGCCTTGGGACATGGCCATTCAGACGGTCATGGACAACGCACAGACCAACTGCATGGGGATCATAACACCATACGAGGTGTCCCTGCTCAGGCTGTTGGTTGACGAGAAGGTCGAGGACTTCGATTAGAGTAAAGTTTTGCGGAAGGTATTACAATGTGATGCCTTCTGCATAATAGTCAGGTGGCGGAATTGGTAGACGCTAATCACGGAAACCTGATGAGGTAGTGAACGCAAGTGAAAGATATCTGCGGATATCATACAGGTTCGAATCCTGTCCTGACTACAAACCTTCCGTGATGCTGAGTCGTGGCGGCAGCACGGATTGATAACTCGTCCACGTCAATTTAAACAATCACCATTATGTCAGAAGAAAAAATCTTCGCCGACGGCTTCTCCTTCAAGAGACAGGAGAACGCACCCGACTTCGTCATCGGGAGACTCAGTATCAAGTTGGATGAGGCCATCGCCTTTCTCAAGAAGCATGAGAAGAACGGGTGGGTAAACCTCAACGCCAAGTATGGGCGCAGCGGCAACCCGTACCTTGAGCTCGACACCTACGAGCCAAAGAAGGGTGGGGCAACGCCACCAGCTCAGGCCCCAAAGGCAGCAGCCAAGCCTAAGGCAAAGGCTGAGCCCGCAGAGGAGCTCCCATTCTAATGGATCAGCACCCAAGAGGAGGAGAGTGGGGGTTCGCCCCCACTTTTTTTCTCCCTAAACCATGACGATTATGGCAAAATATTATCCCCTATACTCTCTATATATATATATATATATATTATTTTTTTTTAATTCTATTTAAGAATAAATATTGACATAATCGACATAAGTATTACTAATCAATAAGTTAACTAAATCAAATCGACATAAAACCGACATGGAAACGACATGTAATGACATGGTCTCCATCTTCAAGACCATCAAAGACATTGATACTCCGTTCTTTAGGAGCGTTAATGTGATCCTAAATAGGATAAAGGACGGGGCGACCAAGGACTTGGTCAAGAAGATCAGGCTAGAGAAGCGCAAGCAGGAGCGCAACGAGCTGAAGAAGCAGCTTCCTGCCATCTGCTTCAGTGGTACATTCAAGAAGCGTTCCGATGAGTTCATCATCCAACACTCGGGGCTTATCTGCCTGGACTTCGACGGGTACACCAACCAAAAGGACCTGCTTCAGGAGAAGGAGAACCTGACCAAGAGCAAGTACGTGTTCTCGGTGTTCATCTCCCCATCAGGCAACGGCCTGAAGGTGTTGGTCAGGATACCACCCGACCCCTCCAACCACGTAAACTATTTCAATAGCCTTGAGAAGCACTTCAATAACCCGTACTTCGACAAGACATCCAAGAACCTGAGTAGGGTATGCTACGAGTCATACGACCCACTGATCTACGTCAACCCCAACTCATCTGTATGGGACGTGATTGCCGAGCCTGAGTACACGGAGGTGTCAAAGTATAAGGACAAGCCCACCATCCCCATCACCGACGAGAATAAGATTGTGGACATACTCATACGGTGGTGGACAAAGAAGTATCCTATGGTAGAGGGCAAGCGAAACCATAACTGCTTCGTCCTAGCGATGGCATTCAATGACTTCGGCATCAACCGTGGCCTAGCCTCCTACGTCATGAACCAGTACGCATCGGAGGACTTCACACCAAAGGAGATTGCCACCACCATCAACTCGGCCTACTCGCATACGGAGAACTTCGGCACCAAGTACTACGAGGACGAGGAGCGAATCAACCAAATCAAATCCAAGCTGATGAGGGGCGTCTCAAAAAAGGAGGTGCGTTCTCAGCTTCAGGGCGTGATCGAGGACGATGTGCTCGACTCGGTCATGTCACGGATTGAGGAGGAGAACGCTAAGAAAACCTTTTGGACTAAGAACGAGAAGGGTGCGATACGCATCGAGCACATCCTGTTCAAGAGCTTCCTAGAGGACTCGGGCTTCTACAAGTACTGCCCCGAGGGTAGCCGGAACTACGTCTTCGTGAAGGTGACCAACAACCTTATCGACCATGCCTCGGAGAAGGAGATCAAGGACTACGTCCTGAACCACCTCCTTGAGCTAGACGACATCAGCGTCTACAACTACTTCGCCGACAACACCCGCTTCTTTAAGGAGGAGTTCCTGTCCATGCTGTCAACCATCGACATCTACTTCATCGAGGACACCAAGGATGCCGCCTACCTGTACTATAAAAATGGGGCGGTGAAGATTACCAAGGACGACATCATCCCCATCGACTACCTAGACCTAGGCGGATACGTTTGGAAGGACCACGTCATCGACCGCAACTTCTATCAGTGCGACGTGACCGACAGGTGCACCTTCAAAAAGTTCATCAGCAACATCTGCGCTGCGGATAAGGAGCGTATCAGGGCCATGGAGAGCACCATCGGGTTCCTTCTTCACGGCTACAAGAACCTGTCCTTCTGCCCTGCGGTCATCCTCAACGACGAGGTGATCAGCGATAACCCCGAGGGTGGCACGGGCAAGGGTCTGTTTATGAACGCCTTATCGAATATGAAGAAGCTAGTTGTTATTGACGGGAAGTCGTTTACCTTTGAGCGGTCATTCGCCTATCAGTTGGTATCCGCAGACACACAGATCCTGTGCTTTGATGACGTCAAGAAGCACTTCGACTTCGAGCGGCTGTTCTCGGTGGTGACAGAGGGCCTGACCCTTGAGAAGAAGAACAAGGACGCCATCAAGATTCCCTTCAGCAAGTCACCCAAGATTGCCATCACCACCAACTACGCCATCAAGGGGGCAGGCAACTCCTTCGCCCGACGTAAGTGGGAGCTAGAGCTACACCAGTACTACAGCAAGGCGTTCACCCCGCTCGACGAGTTCGGCAAGCTGATGTTCGGGGATTGGTCTGATGATGATTGGTGCGAGTTCGACAACTACATGCTCGGCAACCTTCAGAGTTACCTCAGCACGGGCCTTGTCAAGAGCAAGTTCGTGAACCTGAACATCAGGCAGCTGAGTGCGGAGACCTGCCACGACTTCATCGAGTGGTGTGGCCTGTTAGACTCAAGTGGGTCGCAAAGAATTTCACCCATCGCCCTTGGTACTAGGGTCTATAAGAACGATCTTTACTACGAATTCATCGGCGAGTATCCCGACTACGGACCTAAGTCCCGCATGACCATCAGCAGGACTAGGTTCTACAGGTGGCTGATCTCCTACTCCATGTTTATGGTAGGGGCGACACCCGAGGAGGGCAGGGATATGAACGGCAGATGGATCATCATCAAACCAAAATCAGAACAATGAAACAAGAGCAAGCCCTACACATTGGAATGTTGAACTCATTCAACGTCATCACGGGAAAGGCCACATACGACGATATCCTCAACGCAGGCATCGGCTTCTTCGCCCACGACCCTAACGAGATGGACCCTGACTCCCTCAAGATACTCATCAAGTACTTTCAGGAGCTCGAGATGTTCGAGTACTGCAAGGAACTGAAGGACGTGTACGATGAGTACTACAACGAGGATGGCTCCATCAGAGACCCGCTGTGCGAGTGCGACTTCCCCGTGATCAACGGCTACACCAAGAAGGTGATGTGTGGGGACTGCGGCAAACGCATACTCAGATGAAGGACATCATAGAGCGTATCCCCGCCTACAGTAATCTCGACATGTGGCAGCGGTGCGAGACCCTATACAAGGTCATCAGCGCCACCAAGGAGGTGAAGGTAGGCAGCGGTAAGAACGCAAGGACGAAGACCGTAAAGAAGTACAAGGATAGCGACGTGCTAGAGGACAGGCTGCTGAGATCCTGCGCCTACTACCGTGAGCTGCACGAGCGCAGCATCAACGGTGGGTTCGCACTCAGGGACTATCAGCAGGACATCATCGAGCGTGGCGTGTCCATCCTACAGCAGCACAGGTTCCTGTACCTAGCCATGGAGGTGAGGACGGGCAAGACCCTGACGAGCCTAGGCATGGCCACCGAGCTAGGCGTGGAGGCCCTGCTGTTCATCACCAAGAAGAAGGCCATCGGCTCCATCGCCGACGACTACAAGAAGATGGGGTGTGGCTTCGCCATACACATCATCAACTACGAGAGCCTGCACACCATAGATTCTGAGGTCAGGTGGGACATGATCGTGGTCGACGAGGCCCACAGTATGGGCGCATTCCCCAAGCCTAGCGGCAGGGCGGTGGCGGTGAGGGACCTGATCAAGAAGCACAGGCCATACGTCGTGCTGATGTCGGGGACGCCAACCCCCGAGTCGTACTCACAGATGTACCATCAGGTGTACGGCATACCAAACAACCCGTTCAGCTCGTTCGCTAACTTCTACCGCTTCTGCGACAAGCACGTAAAGGTCAGGGACAGGAAGGTGAACGGCATGATGATCAGGGACTACTCGGCAGGGCAGGACTCCATCCTCGAGGCGATGAGGCCGTACACCATCAACTACACGCAGGGGCAGGCAGGCTTCAAGGTGAGCATCGAGGAGGAGGTGCTGCAGGTTGACCTCAAGGACACGACCGTGGACCTGATCAACAAGCTCAAGCGTGACCTTGTCATCGAGGGTAGGGCAGAGACCATCCTTGCTGACACCCCGGTGAAGCTGATGATGAAGGTACACCAGCTCTGCTCGGGAACCATCAAGTTCGAGAGCGGCAACTCGCTAGTGCTCGACCACTCCAAGGCGGTGTTCATACACGAACACTTCAGGGGGAAGAAGATCGGCATCTTCTATAAGTTTAAGGAGGAGCTGAACGCCCTGAAGGATGTGTTCGGTGACGAGCTGACCACCGACCTGAGTGTCTTCGAGGACACTAGTAAAGCTATTGCTTTACAAATAGTGTCGGGACGTGAAGGTATAACTTTACAAAAGGCCGACTGCTTGGTGTACTATAACATTGACTTCAGTGCGACAAGCTACTGGCAGAGCAGGGACAGGATGACCACCAAGGAGCGGACACATAACAAGGTCTATTGGGTCTTCTCTCGGGGAGGCATCGAGCACGACATATACAAGGCAGTAAAGAAGAAGAAGGACTATACCGTAGCACACTTTAAAGATGGCATACTTAAAAATACAGAAGAAGATTAACGTAAATACCTATGGGTGCGATGTCATATTTATTGTGTCTGACAGCATCTATAAGGTCGAGAAATTCTTGCATGCCAAGTATGGTGGTGAGTATCCCAAGGAGGACGACCCCGCCGAGGGGTACACCGTCACCATAAATGCAGGGCTCTATGTCATGGTCATAGACTACAGGTTTATGAGCAACAACCTGATTGGCCACGAGCTGTACCACGTCACCCACCGCATCGCTAGGGACAGGGACATCGACGACGAGGAGACCATGGCTTGGCTGAACGGCTACCTGCATGAGTCGTTCTATGACTTCATTAGCTCCACTAAGTTCGTGCAGTTCTCAGAGAAGATCCTCAAGAAGATGCAGGACTTCATCGACAGGAAGGAGGAGGAACAGAAACCAATAGAAATAAAATATGAATAAAATGAGATACGGATCCGTATGTTCAGGCATAGAGGCAGCCTCTGTAGCTTGGGAACCATTAGGATGGGAGGCACAATGGTTCAGTGAGATTGACCAGTTCCCATCAGATGTATTAAAACACAGATACCCCGCTGTGCCAAACCTAGGGGACATGACTAAATTAAATAGCAATGAAACATTTATCAACTCAACTATCGATGTTCTCGTCGGAGGAACACCATGCCAGTCCTTCTCAGTTGCAGGACTTAGAAAGGGACTTGCTGACCCACGAGGAAACCT